GTCTAGAGCCCTAGGTAGATCAGAAACCATCTTCCACATGCTTTCGCATTGTGAAAAGACAGTTTGCTGAAATACAGTACAAACCTTCTCGACGAAGGTTTGCTCTATCTTATGAACGATACTTTCGTTCAACTGGTAGGGTATCGGGGATGAATAAGAATTCTTATTAATCACCGAGATGAGATCTACAAGAGATCTCACACCTGCCTTGTTGATGCGAGAGACAAAGCGCTCAGTCGCAACAATCATCGATATAAGGGTTGAACCCTTACACGAGATGTTGAGACCGAGAGGGGGTAAGAGATGCTTCACAGCATCAAATACCTTTCTTTGTCGAACCGTTAACAAGACCCGGGACTTAGCTCCAAGAGACGCACAAATGTCAAGGAAATTGTCGTTAGACATTTTCCTCCATTTGTACTGTGGTATGATACCATAAGGAGTAATTATCTTCCCAGCAAATTCCGCAAGGAATTTACTGTTTAGACTTTTCTCCTTAGACCATGGACAATGACACTCATCAAGAAACTTGATGTAATCATTATACAGGTCAGTATCAAGGATAACAACATCGTCACCTAACACATAGAACTTACTAGTGTCTCCTTTTGCAAGGAAACCCAAAATAAGTCCATGAGTCAGTGTAAACATAGCAAAACTTGGATACAATCCAAGTGGTTGCCCACGTTTCCACTGAATATCGCCAATTTGAGATTTAAACCTCATTTTAGCTATATTTTCAAGGAGTTCGATGTCCTTAACCTCTCCGAAGATCTCACGAAGAACTGCTAATTGCAACCCTAACGGGAAGTAATCAGTAGCTCCAGTAAGGTCAACGGAATGAACCATACCTCCATTACGGAGGGATTCTTGGATCCTAGGAAGTGCCTTGGACTGGTTAAAGGTACAATCCCACTCACACGACTCAACTATGCGATAAATCGCATCGCCGAGAGGTTTGAGTGCTAACTGATGAACCCGATAAGGAGAAGCGATTGCTCGCAACTTCAAACCTGGCTCTTGTAGGAAGTGAACTTCACCTCCATACATGAACTCATCAGTTTTGATTGTAGGAACCTTGACTAATGGTCCATCAATGCCTGCGAATACAGGAGCATAAAGCTCATTGTATTCCCATCCAAAGATGTAGTTCTCCTTCCCTTCAAACCATCGCCTTTCGGTGAAGATTTGTTGGTCTTGAGGAACTGTACCCAACCCATGAGGAAGTGGTGCCCTTTTTGAAGGGGAACCCCTATACTCTAAGGCTGTGTTACCATTTCGAGGAACCCATCTGTTTCCAATAGTACGTTTGACATAGTCAAGAAACTTTGAGTAAAACTCATAGTTTATGTCTATGTCATCTGTACAATTTACTCCTGTTAAGAACTTATCAAGCTGTGACACTGTTACATCTTGATTAGTAAACAGGGTATAGATGTTGAGAGCTTGAATAACCTTTGAAAAACGTTTTTGCGTTCTTCTTGGGTTACCCTTCTCTTGGCACCATCGGAACAGACCACCTATCCAACCATAGTAACCACCAGCTGAGTTCTTTCGAACCCAGTTAATGGGAACTGTATTTGGATCCCCTCGCTGAAGAATGCAAGCAAGTTTCAGAGATTTACACCTCTTAACTGCCCATTCAACACCCGAGGATTTAACCCACAAAAATACATCATCAACCATTTGGTTGATAATATATTTAGGTACTCCGATAACAGATAATCGATACCTTGCTCCCTCCGATAACTTGCTCCACTGTATAGTGTTGCATGTCATATGCTCAGCCTTTCGGTTGATGTTTATGACGCTATCAAAGGTAGCCGATACCTCTGTTAGGTGTGAGATTCACAACTGTATAACAATAACCTCAAGGATCAAGTAATCTAAAGTTTATATTCTTAGACAGAACCATGCCATAAGAGGTCAAATACCTCTTTAGACGTGGAGTATCCAGTCCATAAACTTCATGCATTCTTCGGGTCGTCAGTTTCCTTGCCTCAAAGGCATTGGTTAACTGATCGATCTTAGAAGTGTTTGCAAAACAGTTTTCTAGGCTGTGTAAAAACTTGTCATCGTCGAGAATAATCTCGCCGATTAACTTGTTAACTGTCAATAGAGTTTTAAACTCTTTGACTACTTCTTCCTCATTGGTTAGTGTTATCATCTTGTG